AATAATCCCCTTTCCAATTATTTCACTCGGGACAGAGTCAAAGCGTACTAGCCAATGCGCTTGCGGCGCGCAAGCCGACATGTTCAACATTATGTTGCCAAAATGCCGCACTTTTCAAAAACTGCGCGCGCAATTTACGAATCTCAGGTTGCAATCAACCCATGTGTTCGCAACGCAGCAAGAATATTAGCAATCGCCGCTCGCGATTCGCCGTCAACTGTCGTACCGCCTGCTGGTGTAGCGATTGCTGGTTGCCGCACAGTGAGCACGCGCACATTTTCGACGCGAATCTGCCGACTGTTGACCTGACCAATCGTCCAGCTTGTCTCGCTTCGAATAGCGAGCATCGCATCGGCAAGGCTCCAGACCGTCATTCCCTCAAACGCCTCAACAAAGCGCCAGCCACCGCCCGTCCACGAGGCCAGCGCACCATCATGACCAGCCCATACCCCTGCCGCGCCATTCCCGACGATCCAGCATTCGCCGGGCTGCGGATTGGCAGGAATGGCAGATGGTGCCACGGCCTGCACCACGGGCTGCACCATGCTATCGAGCCGCGCCAGCGCTTCATTATGCATCATTTCCTTCTGCGCCTGCCCCGGCGCAATCAGCGGCAGGGCAAGGCGATCACTCATGTCGGTCATGCAGGAACTCCTTATATAAGATTGACCATCAATTGTGTCGGGCGTGATGCCCCGAAAATCCCGATCTGAGCCACTGTAACCGCAATAAGACTTGCGCCGGATGGTGGCATATAGAGATATGTGCTGGCTGTGGTTTCGACCTGCTCAACCGCGCCGATATCAGGTGTAATGCTCACTCTATAGCGCTCGCTCTCCTCAGCGAGCGGGGCATCGACACCATCAATCCAACGCCAGCCATCGCGGCTGCGGCGCACCCAGTGAAGGCCTATCCGGCCATCGCCCAGCCGCTCAGCACGCACATGCGCCGGGGCAATTGGCATCAGCGCCTGTCCCGGATTCATTACAGTCGCCATTGGCGGCGAGAGCGAGTCACCAATCCCGACTGCCATCACCATCACTTGTACGGTTGAAGCAGGAACAGACAATGTCGCAAGCGTATCGCGTTCAATCAGGACGAAGCGTTCGCCCGCTGCATGCGCAGCCATTGCCCACTCCGTCCCGCGCCGTCCGCGATAGAGGCCCGAGAGGCGATAGCGCGCGCCGCCAAGCGGAAGCGCGGTTCGGAACTGGATCAGTTCATCCCCCATCACCGCCAGATTGCGGCCGGCATCAAGCCCGGCAGAATCAGCGTTGGCAAGCGTCATCGCGGTATTGAGCAGGCTTATTTCAACGCTGTTCGCTTCATCAATCAGGCAGGCCGTACCCGCGCTGAGCACCGTATCAGCCGCACCGATTATTGCAGGGGCCGCCGTTACACCTGCCTCTTCCCAGCTTGCGCCAGCATCAGTGCTGACGAGCAAGGCCGCGCGACGCCAGCCGCCTGAAACCCCTGCTGCTGCGACCACCAGATGCGGCGTACTGGCCACTGCTGCTTCAATTGGCGGCAGGTCTATCAGATGGAGCGTTGTTGGCCCGTGCGGCGCATCATTCTGGCTGAGGCTGCGGCCCGGATCAGCTCCAGCCATCACCGCCCCACCTTCGCTCAGCCGCACCAGATCAGCCTCAATCACCATCCGGTCGAGAGTAACCGCCCCCACCCGCCAGCGCGCTGGACTGCCTGCAACGATCACCTGCTGCCCCGGTACCAGATCAAGCCGCCGCCAGGGCAGCCGCACCCGCGCCGTCACCCGCCCGGCCCAGATACGGTCAAGCTGACGTTCGGCAATATGCTTGGCCGCTTCAGGAGCAAGGGCAATGGGGAGTTCAAGCTTCGTCTCGCGCCGTGCCCCGCCCTCTCGCCGCGCGCGCTGCACGCCCTGTTGATAGTCACGCGACGGCTCATAATAAGTGATCGACACTGTTTCGGGGATGGTTGAGGCCGAACGCCGCTCAAGCGGCAGGCGTGCGCTGCGTTCTTCCCCCCGCGCGGTGCCAAGATCATCCTCTGCTATGGTCGCCGCCTGCCCGCCATTTTCAAAAATGTGCAGTCGTTCACCATCATCATGTACTGAAAACGGGATGACAGAGCCAAGTGTTTCGACTGCCCCGCGCACCGCATCGCCAAAGGCAGCATAGCCGCCAACGGTTGTCGGGCAATTGGCAGAAACTACCGACCCTGCCAGATCAGTGATGATCGCGCCAACCGGGACGTGGCCTTCATCGGCAATCACTTCAAAACTGAGTGAGGGGATGCGGTTGCCGAAATCGGCAAGCTGCAAATTTTCAAACACGGCATAGGCAAGGCCACGATAGGCCGGGGCCAGCCCTGCCCCTTCGGCGCTGGCAATCAGCGGATCAACCTCCTGATCCTCACCCCCCTGATGCAGGCGGAAACCAGTCGCAACCTTGAAATCACCAGCACTGCCGCGCAGCAAATTGCCATCGGCCCAGATGCGCCCGATCCGCAACACCCGCCGCGCCGAAAGCGCTACCGCAAACGAAGCGGAGTAACTGAAAGTCGTCGTCTTGGGCTGGCCCTTACCGTTTGACACCTTCTTGCGTTCTTCACGAAGGTCAGTTGCCCAGATGACGCTTCCTGACACGCGGTTGGTGCCATAAAGTTTGGGAATCAGCGCGCCATATTGCGAAGATTGAAAAGCCAGATCGCCAAGCCGTGGCCCCTGCCGTCCCTTGGGGGCAAAGACTTTGCTGTCAATCGCATTACCGATGACAGAGCCCACCGCGCGACCAAGCTTCCCGCCGACCAGCGCGCCGACAGTGCCAAGAATGAGTGTGGCCATTGGCTGGGTTCCTTAAAAGATACACGTCATTCCCGCGCAGGCGGGAATCTATCTCCTACTCTCTCAACATTTGCGACAGTGCGAGATGGACTCCCGCCTTCGCGGGAGTGACGATAAGATAGTTAAAAATGCCAGCTGCTCACCAACGGCCAGGGGAGCGCACCCGGTGTCTCCACCACCCGGCGCAGAACGGCGTCAGCATGGATCAGGCTGGTGCCGCTCCACACCCCAAGATGATATTGCGCAGCACTGGGGCGAAGCAGGAGGATGTCGCCTGAGTGCAGGTCGCCCTCACGCTGTTTCATGCCATTGGCAATGAACATCGCGGCAAAGCCTTCCGCCGTACCACCGCGCAAGGCATAGCCTTCGGGTGGCGTTGTGATCGCTGGATAAACGCAGACGATCAGGCCGACACAATCAAGCCCTGTCGCTGGATCGCGTCCATGCAGGCGAAACCGCGTACCGACAAGCGCGCGGGCGCGGGTAACTGTCTCATCCCCCATAGCGCGTCAGCAAATCATTGCCGGGCAGATGCGGCTCGCCACGAAAATTGGCGGCATTGGCAAAGCGGGTAACGCAGGTGGAAAAGCGTCGGTCACAGCCTTCGATCAGTTCAGCGCGCGTTCCAGGCGATACAGCAAAATAAGGCGGTTCACGCAGGGTAATGTTTAACCCCGATGAGGCGACGATGGGGCTGGCAAGCCCTGAGTTCGGCCCATCGAGCCAGCGCAACGTGCCTGCAACATAGGCATCATCAGGGGCCGACGTATCAACGCTCACCACCATGCCCACAACCCCAACCACCCGCACAATCCGCCGCCGCGCGGCCATATCAACCCCGCAGCGCCTGTCACCAAGTGTGGCGCGGCATTCAGGCGTAGTTTCCTCAACGACAGGTGCCTCAAGCAGCGCGGCTGGGCCACGCAGTTCAGCCGAAAAACTGCCTTCGCCGGTTTCAACCGTGCCAAGCTCCCCGCGCACTAGGAATAGCGGATCAACCTCGGGGGCCTCCCAATTGACGGCTGACACACGCAGCGTCGCGCCATCCCAGCGGCCAGCAGCCAGATCATCCTCGCTGATCGCATCACTCGTCAGCGCGCCTGCCAGTTCGATACTGTCAGGATCAAAACTGTCCTGCCGCTCAATCGCGGACGGGATCATGCCGGGGGTGGCACGATAGATAAGGCCGTCAATAGTCAGATCACGATCATGGCTGGTAAGGCCAAGCGTAATCCCGTCACGCCGGTCAATCCGCCAGATGAAGGCAAGCGTGGTGAGATCAGATTGATACCACATAGGAAATCCTAAAAATCCCTCTCCCCCGAAGGAGAGGGGTTAAGTTTCGCGCACTTCAATGAGTGGCACGCTCGGCGCATCGCCTGCTGCGAATAATGCCGCGTCAATCTCAAGCGCGTCTTCGGCGAAGCGGACGGGAACGTCGAACTGGAATCCCGCGCGCACCTGCACCCCTGCTGCGGGGGGGACTGTGAAAGATATCACCCCGCCATCAAGCAGGCTCCAGCCGCTGGTGCTCAGCATCCCACCGAGTGAGACAAGCACACTCCCTATCACAGGCCGGGTGATCCGGCGCAGCTCGCCATCGCTTTCAGGGCCATAGCGTTTGATCAGGGGGAACTCTGTCCGCACCCCGTCACCCATTCCGAGCAACTGATCGCCCGCCGTCACCGCGCTTGCCATACTCCGCGAGCTGTAATCAAGCGGATCACGAAAGCGAAACCCCCGCGCCGCGCCACGTCGTGCCCGAAAGAAGGCGATCAGCATCTGCAAATCGCCTTCCGACCTAACCCCCGGCCCCGCATCAAAGCGCAGCCGACCGCTCGCCCAATCGGCATTGCGCTGCTCATGGCCCGAGGCGGTGGTAACAATCGCGGTCGAAAAGCCCGGCGAGACGCTCGCCCCGCGCCCGAGCGCAAGCGGAAATTGCACATCATCAAAGGCCTGCACGGCACCTTCTCCTTCATCAAAATGAACATAGCCATCGCGCAGCACTTGCGGCTGCGCCCAGATAAACGTCGCCGTCACGCCTCGCGCGCGGCCAACCTCAGCGGCAGCATCAATCAGCGCCCACTGCGCTTTCTCCTCAGGATGAAGCACGAATCCGGCAAAATAATGCTGCTTGGCAGGCGGATAGCCAAGCCGCGTTTCGGCGAGCGCCACCGCGCGCGCCGAGGCTCCGCGATTGCCGCTCGTTACATAATCATAATCCTCAAGCTGAAGCACATCAAACGCAGGCGATGCCCAGCCGACGGGCACATTGGCGCGCTTGAGTTCAGGCGCGGCCTCATCAAGCACCGTCGGCAGATAGGGCAGCAGCAAAGACTCACAGGTTGGATGGTCACCCCGCACCGCAGCAACCAGTGCCGCCGTTGACGCCGCAAGCATCACGCCCGCCTGATCAAGCAACGCCTTTTGCGCCGCGCTTTTGGGGCCGTTGACGCTGGCAATCTCAACCGGATTGCCGCCGAACGCCGCCTTGGCCGCAGCGTCATACAGGCAGATGCGCTTGTCAGGCATCACCCACCACCACGGCTCCCCCACCTGAAAGCGGGGGGCTTGCCCTGCCTCGACCGCAATCTGGACAAAGGCGCGGGCGACGCTTTGCAAATAGCCCATCGCTCCAACATGCGCGGGCGAAAGCAATGTCGAGGGCGGCACATATCCTGTTGCCGCCGGATCACCATTAAACGCGCGTTGCTTCCAGTCATTGTAGCAATGCGCGTCATATAACTCATAAGACAGCGAGACGATCAGGCCGTAGCCAAGCGCTTTCGCCCGCGCTGCAAAATCAGCGTGCCACACTCGGCACGGCTGGTTAAGCGCACCACCATTGAGGCTTGCATAGAAACCGCCCGAGAGCGGCTCAAGCCGGAAATAATGGCTCATCCCGACATAATGGTTGATGTCACCGCGATAACCCAATTGCAAAATGCTGCGCAGCAATCGCGCGGGCGTCTGGTTATAGGCATCGTCATAACCCGTCGCCATTGAGAGGCCATGCGCGGGAACGATGACATCGCCAATCTCAAGCGTTGAGGAGCGCCCAGTACAGGCCATTTCAGTCAGCGTCACCCACCCCTCAATTGGGGCGATAAATGGTGTCTCGGCCCCGGTGTAAGACGGCGGGACGAGCGAAATAAACATCCGTTCAATATCGCCCGCAAACACCGGATCACCCTCAGTGGGGAGAAGGAAACCGCCGCTCAACGCATCAAAATTGAGCGTGATGAGCGCGTTATTGTTGGTGCCGCTGGCATAATTCCATAGCCGGACAAACCAGCTTTTGGGCACGCCCGCTGCGTCACGCCCCTCAATCGTGAGCGTCGGGCCGTTGATCGCATCAAGCGGCATGATCCCGCTCGATTGCCAGCGGAATTTGAGCACACACCCCCGATAATCGCGCGATGTTTCATAGGCGAGCAGCTGATGATCGGCTGTGTCCTCACTCGCCCAGATCAGCCCTGCAAGATCATCGGCCTTGTAGAAAACGGCATCAACACGCAGCGCATCAGGCGTGGTCGTCGTAACGCCCGCCATCATCGGGCGCGGAAAATCCACACTCCAGAAACGTGGATCAAACCGCTTGATAAACGACGTCGTCCGCCGCTCACCGGGTTTGGCGAGCCAGTAAGGCATTGGGGGTTCTCCTGTAAAAATCCTCCTAGGAACGGGGAGGTGCCCCGCAGGGGCGGAGGGGTCGAGAGCTATCCAAGTAACCAGCGTTATCGTTTTACCGAACTGTCCCGACCCCGCCGTCAGCCTGCGGCTGCCAACTCCCGTTCCGGGGAGGAATTTAATCATCCCGCAACAGCGCCCCCCGCACCGCCCGCGCCACCTGTCGACTTGACCGCGCCAGAGCCTCAGGTGCAGTCCCGGCAGAGGCGTTGACCGCAATCGAAATTCGCACATCGCGTGAGCCGCTCTGGCCGGGTGCAACCACCGTGCCACTACTCGTCGGCACAAACAGTTCAGGCCCGCGTTCACCCACCATATAGGCCCGCCCCGGCGAGACTGGCCCGCCCGTTGCCCGCCCCGGCGATCCGCCGAGGAGTGACCCAAGGATTGACAAGCCAGCGTTCAACAAACCGCCACCCTGCCCGCCGCTGTTTGCCCCGCCAGCCGCCGAGCGTACCGCCGCATTCGCAATCTCGGCGAGCACCGACAGGCCAACGCGCTTCAAATCCTCAAAGCCGAATTTGCCGCTGCGGATTGCACGGCCCAGCGCAGTTTCAATCAGCGCACCCGCACGGGTAACGCTGCTACCAAGCGGCCCATCCAACTGCGCGCGCAGCTCCGCCACGTCACGCGCAAAGCCCTGCGTATCGGCGCGCACCGCGATGGTGAGCCGTTCGATTTCCTCATCCATCGGGAAACTGCTCCTTGAGTAAGCTGATCAGATCATGGTCAGCTGGGTTTGTGCTGTCGGGGCTGAGCGCAGTTAGGATCGTCGCAAGTTCGGCAGGGGTTGACGCCCAGAATTCAGCAGGCCGCCAGCCAAGCAGCGCACCTGTCAGGCCAGCGAGACGCGTGGCCTGCTGGGTGAAGTTATCTGTCATTTAAGTACCTCAATTGAGGCGGTTAATAAGCCTCAGAAGAATGTTCCCGGCCTACGCTTGGGTGGCTTTTTCTCGCCTTTGAACCAACCAACCATCTCTTCAAATTCATGAAAAAACATGTCGTTTCCAAGGCGTTCACGGATCCGCATCACAAACGGCGCGCCGCGTTCCCAATATTTGATTGCTGATGTTTTGTGCCAACGTTTGAAAAGCTCAAAATCGATGATACCGCGCTGAATACCGATTGAGATAAGCTCGTAGCTATTCAATATCCGTCCAATTGCAAGAGCTTGTTCCGTCTGTTCTTTATTTTCTTCTGCCCAGATCGCAAGGCCACCGGGCTTTTTTGCCAGCTCGACAAAAAGCTTTCGCGCCTCAATTATATCTCGATCTGATTCGAGATGAGTAATATGATCAAGCGTAGCCTGACGACGAGTGATGGCGCGCTGTGACAAAATGCCCCATATCGCGATGAGGCTGGCAATTGCACCAGTAACAAAAACGGCCCCCACTTCATTCATGAGAGCCGTTATATGTCGTATTCATGCAATTATGCAACGCCTATGAGAGGCCGCCCCAACCTTCGCGAATGATAGTCATTTTACAACTCCGTGACAGGGACATAAAAAGCTCATATGCGGTAAAAACGTTTGCACTGAGTTAATGTCGCTTTCATCCAATAAAAATTATAAATATTCTCTTTGTTGGCATTTGTTAAGCTCTAAGGGAAAAAATATTTCTCTTGACATTAAAAAATCCAGATCACCGCCCACCCAGTATCTGCCCCAGCAGCATTTTAAGCGCGGGCGTCGCCGCTGCCAGCCCTGCCTTTGCCACGGCCTCACCAAAGGCCTCACGGGTCATGGCTTCAGGCCGCTCCGCCACACAATGCCAGAACAGCGCCACCATCTCCGACAGCGTGAGCGCACCACTTGCAGTACGTTCAACCATCGCAAACAGCGGCCCAATCTCTTCTTCTGCCGCAACCAATGCTGCAAAGCTTGGGCGCAGCGTAAGTGCAGCATTTTCGAGAACGAGCATCGCCTCACCGCGCGCTGCATTGGCTGCCCCACTCATAGCGACACCACCACGCCCGAACTTTCGAGCGCGACTGTGTAGCTGCGTTCGCCGTTGAAATCCCCGGCATAATCAAGCCGCGTCACAAGGAACCGCCCGCGCAGCCGTTCGCCGCTTTCAAAGCTCAGCTCATAATCATCAAGCACACCGCTGAGCGCGCTTGCCTTGATCCGCGCCTCGGCAACGGAACCCGTAAAGACGCCTGCGCCCGAGGCCGAAACCGAACGGACGCCGCCGCCCGAAAGCAGCTCGCGCCACCCGCCCGATCCCTTGTTTGTGATGACGACGCTATCGCCATTAATGCTGAGCTGCGTCGTCCGCAGCCCCGCAACGGTGGTATAAGCTGGCGTCGCCGCGCCATCGCCGACCTTCAACAGGAAGGCGCTTCCTTTTTCTGCTGGCATATTTGGTCTCCTGTAAAAAATTCCTCTCCCCTTGAGGGAGTTTCAGTGGGAACGGTTGAGAGTCTTTCAGCCGCAGACGCGGAGTGCGAGGTTGGACTGCCCCCGGCAGTCCAAGATAATGCCGGGGGCATTATCGACCTCACACTCCCCTCACCTGCCCTGCGGGCATCCTCTCCCTCAAGGGGAGAGGAGTTAAGTGGCCAGCAACCGGACGCGGTACTCAATCAGTGCAGCACTCGACCCCTCCGGTTCCCGACTCACCAATGACCTGAGAAAGACCAGACTCGCCAGATGCCAGCCGGGGAGATCGCGTGGAAAGCCGTCCATCGCTGCCTCAACCGCGATCATCAGCGTGCGCAAATTTTCGGCGACTTCACCATCATCCCAGATGGTAAGCGCCAGCCGGATTTCGCGCCCCTTTTGCGTCTTGGTGCTCCAGTCAGTGACTGGGCTGTCGCTGATCACGATATAGGGAAAGGACGCACGTGGCGGTACGCCGTCATATACGGGGGCAATACCAACAAGCAGCGGGACGAGCGCGGCCTGCACCGTCGCAAGCGCACTCATCGGATTGCCTCACGCAGAGCAGCATCGCGGACATAGCGCCGCCGCAAGCCTCGGCCCGAAAGGGTGACGCCTGCATCACTGCGCTCTGCCTTGATGCCGGAGGGTAATGCCCGTGCCGCAAGTGCATCCGCCATCGCCACGGCGCGGGTTTCGGCAATCTGCCGTCCGCGTTTCAAAAGCCGTTCCATCAGCGTTGCTCCTGCGTGGTGAGGATCATTTGTGCGGGTTCGCGCGGATCGCTTTCAATGCTGCGAACAGAGAGATAGCGCCCGCGCCAGACAATCCGGCTGCCGGGATCAATGCCTTCACGCTTGCGGATGATCACGCGCCAGCGGGGAAGCGCGCTCAGCGCATCCGCCTCCACAGCATCACCCGGCGCAAGCGGTGTCACTGCGGCCCAGGCGGCACCATCATAGCGCCATTTGCCGCGCGCGCCGGCAAGCAAATCGCGTTCCTGATTGCGCCGTTCAAAGCTAATGCGTTCGCGCAGCGCCCCTGCAAATTCGGTCATGCGACAGACCTCCCGAAGAGGCGCAGCCGCCGGAAGGAGCGCCAGAGCGCCGCCACGGCCAGAGGCGGCCCGGCGTCACCCGCGCCGTCGCGATTGGTGTGGAGATGCGCGACAAGGCGGAGCATCCCCTGCCGCAAGGGGGCAGGAATATCGCCCCAGCGCTCAGCACTGCCTGCCTCAAAATTCACCCGCGCGCGGATCGTCGCCGGGTCGTGGATACGCAACCAGCCGCTGCCCGATGCATCAATATCAATCGCATAGCCGGTTGGCGCGATAGGTATTGGTTCACCTGCAGTGTTCAATCCGGAAACGCTGCTGATGCTGCGCAAGGGTGTCGCCCGGATTGTCTGCCATGTGCCTGTAACCCGCAGATCCTCAGTGCCTGCGCGGCGCAGCAAAACACTGCCGCAAAAGGCTTCACATTGAAGCAAAGCCGTTTCAAGCAGGCCCGCGATCAGCGGCAGTTCCTCTTCGCCTGACAAGCGGAGATAAGCGCCCGCATCATCAAGCGCCTCAGCCGCAATCAGCGGCGGGGATAGGATAAGCATGTGGGTGGTTCCTTGTTTTTGTCCCCTCCCCTATCGGGAGGAGCGGACGAGGGTGCCCTACGCTCCCAGATAAAATCCGGCGGTCACGCGCCAGATGACGCCGGGGGTGGCAGGGCAGATAATGGTGGTCGCCGTGTTGAGGGCACTGGCCACCAGCGGATAGGCGAAATCCTCGCGCCAGCGGATCATGCTGCCAAGGGCTGCGGCGTCGGCCTCAAAAGTGAAGGCCAGCCCGCCGGGCAGGTTGGTAGTCGTCACGGCAACCGGCGTCGCGCTCGCGGTCAGGACAGCGGCGGCAAAGCGGTTGATTGAGAGGTAAGTCAAATAGTGGCGCAGCCCCAGACCGGGGGCAGCCAGTGTGAGCGTCGTCGCTCCACCCGCTGCCCCGATGATTGTGCCAAGACCGGGCGTTACCATCCCGCTCAGCGACTGATCAGGCGGGGCCGTTGTTGCCGTCAGCGTTACACTCGCAGCCCCGCTGACCCATGCCGTGCAGCGCACCCGGACGAGGCGAAAACCGTACAGCGATCCCGCCCAGACGCCGGGAAGGCTGCCCGCAATGCTCGCGACATAAACAGGCGATGCCCCAGCGATCAGCCGCACGGGGATCAGCGTCCAGTTAACCCCGTCAACACTGCCCGAAACTTCAGCAGTGAGCGAATAGGTGCCGCGCATATCAAGGCAGACGCAGGCACAGCCGTCCGCTGCGATCACCACCTCGGCCCCAACCGCGCCGAGCATTCCAGTGCCAAACAGGGTTTCGCGCGGATGGAGGGTATCGCCGCCCAAATCTCTCGATAATTTCGCCATTATGTTGCACTCCAGATAAGGCTCACTGCACCCGCCACGGGGTGCGTAAAGGCCGCGCCAATATGTAAAATGTCTGCCGCTGGCCGTGCCCACAGCGCGATCGGGAACAGCAGTTCAGGATCATTTTCCTCAGCGTCACTGGCAGGGGCGAGGCCAAGCTGAATGCGTGAGGCGGTCGTCACCCCCGGTGCCGCCACGCTTTCGCGCCATTCGCGCACGCCGCGGCCGACAGGGAGCGTGATCGTCACCAGACCGCCAAGCGCCCCCGCGCCGGGAACACCCTGATCACCGGGATCGCCTTTTGGCCCCATTGGCCCGGCTGGGCCTGCTGGCCCCTGCGCTCCTTGTCCTGTCGCGGAACCCGGTGGGCCGGGTGGCCCGCGTTCACCCGGCGGCCCGATGATCGCGGCAAGCTGGGGCAGCGGCAGCATGAGCGCGCTGTTCGCTACTCGCCCCTCCGGCCCGCGCCACTGGGTAACAATGGCCGGATCTGGCCGCCGCCAGACGAGCGTGATCATAGCGTCACCGCATCGCGCAGGCGCAGCGCGACCTGATCGGTAATAATCACCCCACCCGCCACCTCAAGCCGCGCGTCAGCCGCATAGAAACCTGCCGCCAGCGTTGCCGAAACGCTCGCGGGGATCGTCAGCGTCCAGCCAGCGGGGATATCATCGACTGCCGCGCGCGGGCTGATCATAAAGCTGGCGGCGACGGGCGCATCAGCGGCCACGTTCAGCCGCCCCGGCGCAACAGGCTTCAACTGCGCACTGATCGCGCTGACACTGCCCGGATCGCCTGACAGCGCGTCAAGCGCGAGTGAGACCGTCTCACCGCGCTGGTAAATATAGGGGGTCATGGGATGTCCTTTCCCCTCCCCCATTGAGGGAGGGCCAGGGAGAGGGGGTTGCCGGTTAACAAGACCCGTCACTCCCGCGCAGGCGGGAGTCCATCTCCAGATTTTAGATGTTTCGCTTACCGGGAGATGGATTCCCGCCTGCGCGGGAATGACGAGGCTATTTTTGTTACTGCCTAACTCACGGCAAACTTCATCACCTTGATCGCTTCGCTGTTGGTCACTGTCCCGCCAATCCGCTTGGTCGCGTAGAAATTGACGAAGGGCTTGTTGGTGTACGGATCGCGCAGGATGTTCGTCTCACTGCGCTGAGCGATCAGATAGCCCGCACTGAAATTGCCGAACGCAATCGACAGGCTGTTCGCCGCGATATCGGGCATATCCTCGCTCTCAATCACGGGATAGCCAAGCAGCGTATTGCCAATCCCTGCGCCAAGGCTTGGTTGCCAGATGAACGCGCCGTCGCTTGTCTTGAACTTGCGGATGCGCGCCAGCGTCGCGCTGTTCATCACCCACACCGCCCCCTGACGGTAAGACGCGCGCAGTGCCTGCACCAGATCAACCAGCCGATCCTGCGGGTTGGTGGCGATAAAATCACTCGCTGCGCCCGAGGCGACATGCTGAAGCGTGCCGAATGCACGCGTGGCATCGGGTGTGGCCAGCGTCGGGAATGTCAGGAACCCTTTTGGTTTGTTAACGCCATTGCCATTCACAAAAGCGCTGCCCTCCGCCTTGGCAAATTCAGTCGCGATTTCGCCAGCGAGCCAGGTTTCGACATCAAATCCGGCATCATCAAGCATCGCCTGACTGGCGGTTGGATTGGCATAAAGATCGCCCATTGGCGGCACAATTTCGTTGAACAGCGGCGTTCCGGTTTCAGGCCGACCCGCCGTTTCCGCCGCCCAGCCCGAAGTCACGCCATTTTGGGTGACAAGTTTGCGATAGCCCGCACTGCCAACGCGAACCACATTGGCGATAGCGCGGATTGGCGAGACGCTTTTGAGCGTGGCATCAATCACCTGATCAATCTCACGCGGCAGGGCAAAACCACCATCGCCACCCGTAACGCCCGTAAAGCTTTTCAGCCCGCTTTCGGCACCACGCCGCAAATAGCCATCAACAAAGGCGGCCTTCGCGCCCGCCTCGGGTGAGGCACCACTGATCATCGGGCGCTGCGTTACAGGCGGCACCCCGCCCGCCTCAATCGCGGCAAAACTGTCTTCAAGGCTCTCGGCCTTCACTTCATAATCCATGTTCGTCTCCTTTTGGTTGCGGGTTTACGGTTCGACCGCGTGCACCACCGCAAGCGGTTGCATCGGTTCCTTCACAAGGCTGACCTCAATCAGCTCAAGCGCTTCAAGTTCGCGATATGTTCCTTGCTTGGCGGCGCGCACGCGGTATCCGAAGGACAGGCCGTGCCCCGGCGCAACTTCGCCCTCACCAAGCCTCGCGATCAGGCGCAGCCCGCGCGCATCCTCACTCAGATGTTCAATCACCCCTGCCGCACGGCGCGGATCATGCTGCCAGAGCAAAGGTACGCCCGCGAGCTTCGCGCCTGCAAACGCCCCGCGCCGGACAATATCGCCGCCGCGATCAGGCACATCAAATATGGCGGCATAACCTGCGATTCTCATATCAATACCTTTCCCCTCTCCCCTTGCGGGAGAGGGCAGGGTGAGGGGTTTGCGTGAGGAGGCTCGAAGCCTCCGAGGGCAATTTCAGTCGCAGCGTCAGAGAGTCTCTCAGCCGCAGACGCGGCTGGCCCCCTCACCCTAACCCTCTCCCGCAAGGGGAGAGGGAAGCCCCAGCATCGCCCGTTTCTCCTGAGCGCTCAGGAAATCAGCCCCCGAAAGCGCACTCCACAGCCGTTCGCGATCCTCGGCAAGTTCAGGCACCCGGTCGAGATCAATGCTCAGCGTCAGGCCCGGAAACTCGGTACCAAGCCCCTGTGCGATCCCGCGCAATATCTTGTCGGCCAGCGGCAGGATCGTCTGCCGCCAGAGCGCGCGGTTGGCCTCGCGGTAATTGGCGTAGGTCGCATCGCCGGGCAGCCCGAGGAGGACAGGCGGCACGCCAAAGCCAAGCGCAATATCGCGCGCCGCCGCTGCCTTCGTCCCCAGAAAATCCATTTCAGCCGGAGACAGGCTGAGCGCCTGCCACTTCAGCCCACCCTCAAGCAGCATCGGTCGCCCGGCGTTGGTCGCCCCGGCAAAGCTTGCCTCAAATTCAGCGCGCAGCCGATCAAATTGTTCTGCAGAAAGCGTCGCCCCCGGCTCACCCGGATCATAAACCAGCGCGCCAGATGGCCGCGCGGCATTATCAAGCAGCGCCTTGTTCCACACACTCGCGGCATTATGAACGCTCACCGCGCCACTCACCGCGCCAAGGCAGCCAAGCCCGTAATGATCGTCAAACGGGTTCATCGCGCGGATATGGATGATCTGGTCAAGCGGGAAGCGCATGACATTTTCACCAATACGGTACATAAAGCCACAGGGCCAGCCACGCGCATCACCCTCGATCCGCACCCGTTCGGGGCGCAGCGCGAACAGATCAGACAGCCGCCCGCTGCTATCCACCTGCTTCTGCACAAAAGCATTGCCGTGGAGCAGGATTTGCGCCGCGACCGTTTCTGTCAGCATCTGCCCGCCCGTCACCGTCTGCACCAGTGCAAGCGCGGCCTCATCCGAAGCAACAAGCGGCGCGCCGCCGACAGCTTCGGCGATCAACCGCACCGCCCGCTGCGCCACGGGATTGTTGGCATAAGCCGCATAGGCCTGCACCGCATAGGACGGCGGCACCTCCGCCGAGGCCACCCCCCACGCCAACCCACGCGCAAGCGCCGGACGCGAAGCCTCACGCCCGGCCGATTTCCAGCCGAAAAATTTCATGGTTTTAGGTGCTTTCTATAGTGAATGTTATGCCCGCGTGGGCGGGGGACTGGTTCGCGCGGAGGCGCGGAGACGCGGAGGGGTTTGAACGAGGCCGTTCACACCAATCCAACCGTCATGCTGAACTTGTTTCAGCATCCACCGCAAAACACACTCTGCCTTCGCTTGTTGAGAGATGGATGCTGAAACAAGTTCAGCATGACGTTGGGTGTGTGGGTATGAGGTCATCTTCCCTCACACCCCCCTCACTCTCGGAACCCTCGCGCCCTGCCCCAGCATCAGTTCGTGCATTGCCCAGACGAGGGCGTCGGCGCGGTCGGGGGAGGTGCCCGGCCCCTGATAGCCGCCGCCTTTCACCAGCCCGCACAGTTCATCCTCAAGTGCTGCGAACGTGCTGCCGACATGGAAGGCTTTCCCCATGCCGTAGAGCGCCGCCACGGGTTCCGCCCGCGCCACCTTCCCGTGGGCGGCGTGGACGCGTTTGATCGGCATCGCGCAGTCGGTGCCGCGCAGCACGCTTTCGACCATCGCGCCGCCATTGTTCGCCTCGGCCACCACCTTGTCCGCCGCGTTGCGCTGCGCACAGGCGGCGACGGCGCGCGCCCAGCCTTCGGGCGCTGCGCCGACGACGCTTGCGTCCTCAATCACATAGGCCATGCCGTCCCGCCCAAGTGCCACCGCGACGATGCCACAAGCATCACGGCCCACGCCCGCAGGCGGATCAACCCCGATCACCACGCGGCGGACAGGCGGGCAGGCCTTCACCCGCACGCTTTCAATCAGCGCGCGGCTCCACAGCGCGCCCGCCACATCCTCGATCAGTTCACCGTCAAGTTCCTGCCGCCCGAGCCGGGTTCCGGCGTAAAGCGCGTTCACCGCACTCACAAATGCAGGCGGCAGATGCGGATTATCCCCGGTTGCCCCGCGCCGCACGATAACATCGGGCGTTTTGATCAGGTCACTCAGCAGCGCAACCGCACGCGGCGTTGTCGTCACCAGCGTGCGCGGCCATTCGCCAAGCCGCAGCCCGAGCATCAGATTGTCCCACAACATCTGGCCATTTTTCCATTTGGCAAGTTCATCGCACCAGGCGAAATGATGTTGCGGCCCGCGCAGCGCCTCCGGGCTTTCGGCGGAATAGGCAAAGGCCTGCGCCCCATTGCCCCAGGTCAGCCGTCCGAGCGAAGGCTCCCAGTGGAGCGCATCCACCCGGTGCGACGCCGCGAGCAGACCGCTTTCGCCCTCAACCATCACACTGCGCACCTCAGCCATCGTCGCCCCGACCAGCGCGATGCGCGCATCAGCGTTACGCGCGGCAAGGCTGCGCACCCACTGGCTGCCCAGCCGGGTTTTGCCAAAACCGCGCCCGGCCAGCATCAGCCAGACCCGCCAGTCACCATCGGGTTCGGCCTGCGCGTCGCTGCGCCACAAGGGCCAGTCACGGTGCAGCGCCTCTGCCTGCAATTCCTCCAGCCCAAGGATCATCCGATTGCGCGTTTCGACAGGCAGGTTCAGCAGCATCTGAAGCGTAAGCCCTGCCGCCTTCCTGCGCATCGCCGGGGTGATTTTACCCCGCGCCGCCGCCACGCGCCGCCCCTTTCTCCTTCTTCGCGCCGTGGCGGGCAAGATTATCAAGCTTCTTGATGATCGCGATCTTCGCGGCCATCGCATGATCATCATGATTGGTACCATGGAGCGCTCGGATCGCGGCAACCCGGGTGCTGTGAAACCGCAAGAGCGCAAGGCCAAGCGCGCTCGATACCTTGCGCAGCGTGATCACATCACCATTTTGGTTAACTGCTTCCTGCGTTTCGCCATTGAGCGCGCGATCAAGCAGCTCCGCCTCCAGACGGCTATACCCCTGCTCAAGCGCTGCATCCCATTCGGCGCGAAAGCGGGCGCACTCGCGGCGTTTGCGATACAGGCTGGTCGAGGCCATCCCGCTGTGCGCAAGCGCCGCGCGGACATTGCAATATTCAGCCAGATGATCGAGGAACAGCGCCATCCGCTTCGCATTCCACCGTTCATGCGCGCTTTCTGGGGACAAAGACGCAGCCTCAGCCGCGCCCGTATTGGGGCATTCATCCGCCATGATAAGGCTCCTGTTAATTAAAAAGAGAGAGAAGGGACAGAATAAAGCCGGAGCAGGAGGAGATCCCCGCCCCGGCTGACCGCAGCCCGGTGACAAGGCCACCGCCGCGATTCGCAATTCTTCACTGTTCCTGATATGTACCCAAACAGCGTGACGCTGTCAAGCGATAAATTATCCTATTTGGGAAAAATCTTCACGCGGAGACGCGGAGACGCGGAGAAAATATCCCTCTCCCCCTTCAGGGGGAGAGGTTAGGAGAGGGGGCCGCGACGCGTCTGCGGCGCAAGAGACTCTCCTAACCTTCCTAAGAAGCAAGGTTGCAAAGTCTTTTTAAGGCGGCAGACGCCGCCCCCCCCCCCTCTCCCTAACCCTCTCCCCCCTTGAAGGGGGAGAGGGGATGTTGCCCTCTGCGCCTCTGCGTCCTCTGCGCCTCTGCGCGAACCAATCCCGGCCTGCCGCGCGTCCACAGCATTGAATTATTCGCGCAGAGACGCAGAGAGCGCGGAGGGATTTATGTGCACAAAGTATAGGCATATAATGCAGCGATAACTTCGCTTGCCAGCGGTACGCCGTCTCGCCTAAATTCATTGCGCTCCTGAGAGGGAGCGGGGGTCTGAAAACCCTGTCAAACAGAGCCGGTCTTCATTGCCGACCGGGTGGCGGATGTTATGTCCAAGGCCACCCGGCCCAAAGGCGTTCGCGCCTGTCTGTTTGCAGGATTTTCAGCACCCGGTTCAAGCAACGGTGTCCCTTCGGGGGCACCGCTGGCTTGAGGGTTACTGAAAAAAGGAAGACAGTCGCATGGTCAAAACCACAAGAGCCGATGAAGAGAGCATCACCCTGCTCGCCACTTATTTCGCCGGGATCATCTTCAACAAGATGAGCGATCATTTCTACCGCGCGAGTGACGCCGAATTTGAAGACCACTGCGCCCGCCTGATCGCCGCCATCCCCAATGCCCTCGCCCACAAGGTCGTGCAGGAACGGCTGATGAATGGCGACCTCAAAACCGCCGCCCAAATCCGCGTCGCCATGCTTGATGTGGCAACGCGATAA